TGAAAGGCCTACACAATTTTACGGCAACGACGGGGAATACTTTTAAACTAGCGCTATACGATAACGAAGCAACTTTAAGCAAATCAACAACTGCTTTTCAACAAACTGATGAAGTAGCAAACTCAGGCACTTATTCTGAAGGCGGAGGAACACTTACTTCTGTAACTCCAACTTTATCTAGTGATACTGCTGTATGTGATTTTTCGCCAGACCTATCATTCACAAGTGCAACTATTTCTGCACAGGCAGCTGTAATTTATAACAGCTCGACTGTATCTGGTTTGACCACAAACGCAGCTGTATGTGTTCTTGATTTTGGTGCAGTTAAATCTTCAACTGCTGGTACGTTTACGATTACGTTTCCTGCTGCTGAAGCAACTGCTGCAATTTTAAGAATAGCATAGGAGATAAAACATGGCCTCTATCCAAGGATGGGGCCGAGAAACTTGGAACAGTGGTGCTTGGTCTCAACAAGCACCCGTATCTGTAACAGGTAATGGCCTCACGTCATCTCTAGGTACTGAGACAGTTACCACTGACCAAAACATATCTGTATCAGGTAACCCTCTTACTTCTACAGCAGGTAATGCTGTTGCTACTGGCATTGCTAATGCAGCTATAACTAATGGTGCATCTGCAACCTCATCTAGAGGTGATGTATCATTATCTACAGATCAAAATATATCCGTATCTGGTAATCCGTTAACTTCAACTGTTGGTAATGAATCGACAAGTGTAACGAGCACCACTGGGTGGAATAGAGACACCGACGTTAACACAGGAGGCTCAATTGGTTGGGGCGGGCAACAATGGGGAGCTGTAGGCGGTTCATTCGCTCTTACAGGACAATCTTTAACAAGCGCTTTAGGTGACGAGGATGTAAGAACAGATCAAAATATTTCTGTTACTGGAGTTAGTTCAACATCTTCAATAGGAACTTTTTCAGTTTCTGGAGATGGTCAGATTACAGTTGTAGCTGGATCCGAGGTAGCATTACAATCTGCGGTAGGAACTGCTGAAGCTGACCCTGAGTTTGTAGTATTTCCAACAGGCAACGCAATGAGTTCAGCTGTGGGAACAGTAGGGACTTCAGTATTTCTTACTGGTTTAGGCACTACCTTAAACATCGGAGATGCTGAACAAGAAACTCTTTATGAAGCTCCAAGTGTATCTGCAACTTCTTCTGTAGGATCAGTTAATATTAGAACAGATGTGGTCTTTACAATATCAGGAGTTTCTGTTACTAGTAGTACAGGTAATTTACAAGGAACCTTCTGGAGCCAGGTAGATGACTCAAACAGTGGAATAAGTTGGACTGAAGTTCACAGAGCTGCATAAAAGTTTTGACAAACTTTAAATTAATCATTAAATTTTAAATTAGGAGATTAAATGAGTTCAACATATTCAACAGGTTTAAGAATAGAGCTACAAACCACTGGAGAAAATTCAGGAACTTGGGGTACTATTACAAACAATAACTTTTCTCAAGTATTTGAGTTTGCTATTGCTGGTGTATATGCAAAAACTCTCTCTGGAACAGGGCCTACAACTTTAACAAATAATGATGGTCCACAAAGTCAAGCTAATAACGAAGCAAGGCAAAACCAAATAATTTTTTCTGGAACTATTTCTACTACTCACATTGTACAGTTTCCAGCTACACAAAAAACTTACGGACTATACAACAACATTTCTGGTGGAGCAGATGTAACTGCAAGACTAGGCGCCTCTGGAAACACATTAACAATTTCAAATGGTAAATATAGATTAGTTTCAACTGATGGAACTGACTGGTATGATATTTTTACACTCGCTGGTTTAGGTGAGGCATGGATTAAAAAAACATCTGACTATACTGCGTCAGCGGGCGATAATATTTTTGTAGATACATCGGGAGGGGCAGTTGCTATAACTTTACCAAGCTCTGCTGCGATTGGTGATCAAGTAAAATTCATAGATGCGGAAGGAACTTTTGCAACCCACAATTTAACTGTCAACAGAAACAGTCATAAGATTCAAGGGTCTGCAGCTAATTTAACAGTATCAACTAGTGGATCTGGATTTGCGTTGGTGTACAATGACAGTGACAATGGTTGGAGATTAAAGTATAACGATTAATTATGGCTAACTTACAAGATATAGTAAACAGAAGTGAAGTAGGCGCAATCAAGCCTTGGACAAAAGCAACAGCTCCAGACGGATATTTATTATGTGACGGCTCTGCTGTTTCAAGAAGCACATTTGCAGATTTGTTTGCAGTAGTAAGCACAACTTACGGATCTGGAGATGGGTCTACTACTTTTAACGTTCCAAACTTACAAGGTAAAATGCCTCAAGGTTTTGATGGCAACACTTATAATTTAGCAGGAACTGGAGGGGCTAATACTGTTACTGTAGCTGTCACTAATAACCAAGCTGCAACTAGCACAACCACACAATCAGTAACAATCACAGGATCTATTGATAATACGTCTTTAACTACGGCTCAATTAGCTTCACACTCACACGCTACTGCATTTCAGGTTGGAAACCCTGGTCCTCAAGGAGAGGTACTTGTATTTGGTGCACAAAACCAAAGAGGTAATTTAACAACCACTAATACTGGATCTGGCACAGGTCATAATCATTCACATACTTTATCTGGGACTTTAACAGGTAATATAACAACTAATTTAACTGGAGCTGTAAATGCTTCAGGTACGAATTCATTTTCACCTTTCGTAGTAGTTAACTACATCATAAAGCATTAGGAGATATAAATGGCAACTCAAATTGTGATTTTAAATAAGGATTATATGAACATAGATAATTTCCATATCGGATGGGTGGATAAAGGTAAAAATTGGAATGATTCTTGGTTGCCAGATACGATCCATGCTGTAGTTTATAATAATTTACCTGGTTCAAATGAGATACAAAATAAAGACGCAACTACTCATATGATGACTGGTAATCAACCTTTAAATGCCACTTCAGATGCAGTTGGATCAACTACTGTCGCCGACTTATTGTCTTGGGGTGAAACAAGAAAAACTCAAATCAATTCAGCTGTTTTAGATTATCAAAATTATGTTGAAAACGCTAAAACCAAGTGGATTGACGATGGTAATTCAGCTGATGATTTTCATTCTGATAATTCATCAACTTCATCTTATATCGATTGGAGTAAAAGTTGGATTGATTTTGACGAAAATTATTCTTAAAGCTCTTCTTCTAAATCTTTAAAAGGTCCATTTTTATCGACATAATGCAAAAATAATTGATGATGCCAGCAATGGCTTGGTTGTAAAAAAATAGGTCTCCAATGTCCTATTTCGATTCCCTTGTAAATTACCCCATCACCTTGTTCTATAACTATCGG